TACCAGCAGTAAAATCAATCACAACAAAATCACCAACAGAATAACCATGTGAAGTCTTGGTTATAGTAATCGTTGTGGCACTCTGTTCGTAGGTGGCTGAAACCGAAGTATCAGGGTCAATGTCACTTGTCGCCACTAGCAACTTTGCCCCAACATCGAAAGCAGTAGCACCATCAAAGTCTGTCCAAGTATCTATATTTGCTGATCTTTTATCAATCAAATCATTTGGGTAAAAACCTTGTGTAACAAAATGTCTTCTTAGTCTTAATGGTTGTTTTCCTCCTAAATCCAAAGTATTAGCAAACTCATAAGAACCACCAGTAATATCAACAGCACCTAAGAAATCAAAATCAGCAATTGCATCAAAATCTGTAACATCATCCAATAATTCAAGAGAACCTAGTACAAGACCATTAACTTCATCAGAGAAAAAACAATCTACTTTTGCACCACCAAAAGGAGGTGAGTCTGTATCCTCTCTATCTGTAAAAACTGTTAATTTAGGCAGAGGATCTGGGCTTGTAACTAAAACTGAAGTTTCACCAGCACTTAAACGGCCACCATCATCTCTAAATTTTAAAATATATTCTCCCTCAACAATATTTGGTACAATCGACTCGCTGACATTACCACTCAATTCAGGTAAAACATCAACTGCATTTGTAAAAGTTCCACTGCCATCTGTGAGGTTTGACGATCTTATAACCACGTTTCCACCATGCACCACATCCACATCTGTAGATTTATCAAAACGTAGTCGTACAAATTGATCTGATATTGGTTCTATTCGTAAGTTTTGAACATCTGCTGGTAGAGCAGTTTTACCAACAGTTGTGAATGTTGTCGTTGCTGGATTTGTGCTTGGCTTACCTAAAGCATTATAACTAAAAACTCTGACTTCGTAAGTTCCATTTAAAGTTTCAAAAATTGTGAAATCTGATCTTGTAATACGTTCTGATATAAAGTTTTCATTTTGGAATCTATATTGCACCATATATTCAGTTACACCGCTTACAGGTTGCCATTGGATAAATAATTTACTTACAGCCCTGTTGTTTAATACCACTATCTGTTCTGTTCCCTGTAAGCTGCTTGGTGCTGGTTTTAATGCAGTAAGAGTTGTTATTGTTCTTGATGGCAATGCTGTACCATCTTCTACAAAAGCATATTTATTTGGATCATGTACGACAGCAACTATCTGATAGTTTAATAATTCTTGTTCTGTAACAGATACAACTCTAAAAGTCTGAAGCTCAACAGATGAATTTTCTATGACCCAAACGCTGTTAGTTTGTGGCACTGAACTAAAAGCAGAATCAACAGTAATGGTTGCACCTGTAATATCACTAATTGTTTTAGTTTCTAATGTGCCATCAGATAAAATTACAGATAAGGTTGCTGATCCTGTTGTTGCTAAATCTGTATTATTTTGATCGTCAACAATAATTTGTGTAGTAGAAACTCCTGTCTTTATTCTTCCTCCCCTTCTTACCCCTGCCCTCATGGGGTCTGCAATATTAATAACAGTTCCAACCCTGACTATTGTTCCGCTTTCTAATGATGCTGTAAATGTAACTGTTTCAGCTTCGTTGTTTTGTGTATATAAAAACCATCGCCCAAGCCTTGCCGCTTGCCCTCTTGATGTACAGGCAAAACCAGTTAAGTTCTTTGTTACTATGCCATATTTTGCCTGTAAAGCTGTATCTTCTACAGTCTCATAATCTACCTCTTGAGTCTCATTATCAAAGTAGGAAACATTTACAACAGTGAATTTAGTGTCTTTACTAGCACTTGAATAAGAAAACCCAACCTCAGAAACATTACTTAAATTGTAGATATAGCTTGGATCTGTAGGTTTGTCACAGCTTATATTTACTGCCCCTGCTGAATAAAAAGGCATTGCCCTCATTACAGCAGCAAGATTATTTATGGTATCGTATGCGGCACGCTGGCTGTTTAAAACTACATTTGCTGAGAATCTAGCCTCCGTACCACCAGCACCATCATCTACTTGCTCGCTTGCATATTGACTAGCAGAGAAAAAGCTAAAAACATCTAATGAAGATTCTGCAATATGATCTCCAAAACCTTTTGATGTTGTAAGCAAGTCATATAAAACCCAAGCTGGATCACTTGAATATTCTTTATCTGTTTTAAAAGTTCCGTTAAATGTACCGCTATAACTAATTGACCCATCAGCCCTAACAGTTCCATTATGAGGTATTTTTATCTTTGTTCCTCTAATTCTATACATACGTCTGGGCTGGTTTGGAAAGGTTTCAGCATCAAAACGTAAAGCTACATGAGCAAAATTTGCATAAGCTCTTGATTCATTAATTATTTCTGTAAAAGATGACCATTGAAAACTATCTTGCAGTGTGGTTTCTGTACTGTCTGCTGTGGTTCTATTCACTCTGATAGTGACAGGAAAGCTAGTGCCAGATGGAAGGTTAATTTTATAATCTCTGAAATATGTACTTGCAGTTCTTCCTTTTACAGTGTCAGTTATAACAGTTGTTGTTGTGCCATCATTTTCTATGGTTTGAATTGTTAAAGAAACTTCAGCACCATTTATATCGCCATTATCTTCAAATTTTTGCAGTGTAGGAAAACCAATAGTTACTCTTACAGCATCAATATTTGTATCTGTTATCTGCCTAGAAACTGGTGTTGATTGTGTAACTGTTACACCTACGCTAGTTTCTGATTCTGTTTCTGTAATACCAGCAATCGCTGTTTGATCTGAAGTGCCAAATCTAGGCTCAAAAGAAATATTTTGAAAGTTAAAATCCTCATCATTTGGACTTGTGCCAGCCGCTTGTTGTAAAACCTGAGTGCCGTTAAGAAATACGTCCTTTAATGCAGAGGTATTATATTCAGTTGAGCCTTTGCTACCTGTAGCACTAGGAAACCCCTCTATCTCTCCTGATCCTAATAATTCAATCAGCGTTTGAAATTGCTTTGACTGAAGTGCATCTTTCGGTAAATTTGGATCTAAATCAAAAAGTAAATTTGCAACGGAACTTATAATTCCTGAGTTTGCTAAAAAAGGCATTATGTTGTTCCCTCCGCTTGAACAGTATCAACACCAGAACTAATTACAACTGATCCTGTAAAAACTTCTCCATATATTATTGGAATTGGGACACCAGCCCTTGATACGTTTTGAATCGACCCAAAACCAAAAGATTGAAATGTAGGATCATTTTGTGAAAAGCTATCAGCCATTACACCACTTGGAATATCTTGTCTTGGCATAAGAAGGTTTGTAGCTTCGTTTATTAACATATTTGTACCGATAGCAGTTAAACCACCTCCAATAATTCCGCCAAGTGTTGTTCCAAATAAAGATGTTGCAAAAATACCACCAGCAGCACTTACAGCAGAACCAGCCCCAATCCCAAGTAAACCAATTGCAGCACCTTTAGCACCTATAGCAATAGGAATAATTTGTATATCTTCATCACTTTGTAAATTTAATAAATCCTCTGTAATATCCATACCGCCCATTTTTATCTTATAAAACTGATTCATCATGTGATTTTCAACCTCTGGAAAGTTTGCAATCAAAAAA